TGTAATTAAACAAGTCATTGTTTTGTTACTCTCACTGCCAATAGAACGTGGATCTGTAATAACAGTGCTAATATTACTGGCATCAGGAGCAGAAATAGTTTGACTACCTAAGTAGTCTTTAATTGGCCCGCCAAATTCTCCAAAATCAGCCATTAGCAGACTACTTTGTTAACTGTAACGGTAGGTGTACTAGCAGTTCCGCGAGCACCTAAAGTTCCGCCACTTGCTATTCTTGCAATCACCGTGTCACTGCTTGTAATAGCGAGACTGTTTGCATCTGCTACGCCATTTATTTCTAGTGTTGCATTGCCACTAGATGTAATAATCATTGTTACTAATCTACTACTGCCTGAACCTGTCTGGTCTGGATGAGTAATAGTTGTTGCAACATTGGTATTACTGACGCAAGTAATACTCTGCTTTCCTAACGTGTCTTTGATAGGGCCGCCGTATTCTCCATATTGTGCCATTGATGATCTCCTTTAGTGTATTTATGCATTTATAACAGCATACTCATCAGGAATATCAGTGGTATATATAACACGTTTGAACTCAAATTCTACAATTGCTCTCATACACCCTGTACAGGGTTTAGCCATGCCGTTAATCCATTGTTTAGAATTTTCTGTTGGACGTTTAACACGGTAAATGTATAGAGTAGATTTTCTTAAATCCTCAGGATCTATATGGTTTAAACTATTCTTAATAGCATTTATTTCAGCATGAAGAAATATAGCCTCACTGTTCTTAGCATACGTTTTCTGGAACGGGTGAGTTTTTATTTTGTTAGTACCTACACTAATAATCTTATTTTTAATGCCTATAATAGCCGCAAGTTTTGCGCGACGGTAATCATCGTTATCGATAGCTTGGCGCCTAGCAAAATCCATAATACGATAATCACGCCGCCCCAAACCGGACGGCGTGATCGGGTTAACATCCATTATCTTTTTCCACGCTTGAGCTTGTTAGTTTTAGCATTGTAAAGGTTTCCTTTGTCATCTTTCTTGTAAAGGTTACCATCAATAGTTTCAAAACCAACTGACTGAACGTCTGGGTTAATTTGACGATTTAAGAATGTTGGGATAGCCAGCATTTCGTCTTGAATAGCTTTTTCTGCCTTAGTCATTTTGAGTCACCTTTGCAATGTCTTTAAATTCAACGACAAACTCTGCGTTTGATTTGTAATCGCGAACTTCAACCAACTTGCTTGCTGAATCACGTGCTAGCAATAAGCCAGTACCTGAATAATCCCCAACTCTTACAACGGGCACATCAGCAAGGCTGTGCATGCCGCCTGGGCGACCCCACTCATCAAGAGGAATATTAACAGTAAATTCACAATCGTAAGATTTACCAATTTCAATGTTTTCGATATTCATCACACTTCTCCAGTCTTAAGTTGTTTAACTATATTAATAGTAACACAGACATCTAGAACGTCAACCATTTTTCTTAATTAATCATTCATGTCGGTAGTCTATAGACCAGCAAGTTATGCTAAATGATAGTTAGTTTGGAACTACGTTTTTACCGGGCGTACCTATTAACACCTTAAAGGTTGGAACTCCATTTAGGTCTCGTAAGTACCCGTAATCTAATAATTGTGGATAACGTGTAAGCGTCATTTGTGCATCTTCGGGCCATTGGTCTTTTGGTACCTGTTTAATAGGAGTAATTTCGTATTTGCCTAGGACTTTATCTGCTTCTTGTGGCGTACTTACATAATTTTGAAGTACTTCCCATGGTACTGTTTTCATCATTTTACCCAATGATGCTTTTGATTTTTCACCGTAACTACGGTATATTTCGTTTTTAAATATCTCATTAACAAAAGCGTTAGCGTCTGCACTACCATCACTACCCATAGCAACGCTTTTTCGTCCACCTTTATCTTTATAGAGAATAACTGCTACAGGTTTTCCTGCTCGCATTGCAATCTTCCAAAAAGGTATTTTGGTAACCATATCATCAGGATTAGCAAAGCCGCTTCCTTTAATGCCGCCAATACTAGCGTAACTTTTTTGAAGCAAATGCCATACAATGTCTTTGTATTTTTCTTTATTAGCCTGAGCAGTGTCGTCAAAGCCAATAATGTTTACAAACGTTTCTGTTATAAATTCTTTAAAGCGCATAAAGTATTTATTTAAATTAAGCGCCGTATCCGCAAGGGTTGTTAACAACGAATTTACTAATTATTTCTTTACCTGATTTTAAGTCGTCAAATATGTGACTTCCGTTAGGTAAAGCATTTACTTCGTAATGAGGTGTTAATTCTGTTATAGTTTCGTTTGCATCACAAATCTCATCACCCATTTCTACAATAATACATCCACATCCCCCAGTTAAAAAAGAGGGCCACGCATCTACTATATCTTCTCGTAGAGTATAGGTACTACCAACGAAATCATTGTGTGTGCCTAGGTAGTCCTTAAGTGACACGCTAGGAGTAATAGCAGGGTTAATTGCTACAAATGGTATGCCTAAGTTAGTGCCAACATGTGATGCAGTGTGTCCACCTAGGCTAGTACCAACAATTAGGTCTATGTCATTACCTAGTGCAAAATCTTTGATCTCAGCATATACCTTTTTAAATCCACTAGAATAATCTACGTCTTTACCAACGACTGTGCCTAGTTCTTCTAGCATTTTAATCTTTGGGCTAGTAGTATCGTAGTTACTACCAAACCCATGTACATACAAAATATTCATTTTACAGGTATCTTTCTTACTGTCCCTTCCTATGTGCGTCTAGCATGTCTTGAACATACCACACGGCATCATTATTTCTTGCTCCACCCACATGCCAATCATATGGCCCAAACGGAGTATCCTGCATCTTCCAATCGTAGATGCTAGCGACTATGTATTCTTCGTCATAATCATCATCATCGTCCCTAACAAGAAATTCGATATTCCATTCTGCGGTTGTTTTGTCTCCACCCTTATAAGTTGGAGGGCCAAAAACTGCCTCTAATTCATCGTAGGTTGTTTTAACTTTACCTACTAGGCTCGTGCCAGCAACGCTAACATGATCACCTACTTCCATATTAATTACTTCTCCCATGTTACACTTTCTCCTGGCTTAATGGTTTCATAATCGTTTTTTACGATTACATTTTTGGATATGTTAGTCCAGACGATATTTACACCCATTCCAGAATAATTGGCTGCATATTCTTTACTCAGGATACCTTCATCAACAAGAGTACCCATTGACGGTGAGCCACAAAACAACCGACCAGCGGCCGAAACTGTTACTGTACGCATTATGCATCCTCCTCAAACTCAACGATCTCCATGAGCTCCTTGACGAGCTCCCGTCCGTAGTCAGTGAACAGGATTCCCTGTTTGTACACCCAGCCCTCAACAGACTGACTGTGGTAAAACGTCTCGGTAGACGTCATCCACCGGAGAGCATTGATGCGGTTGCCAGCACCAGCTTCGATAACTTTGCTGATCTGATTTTTAAACTCTTTTTCACACTCTTTTTCGCGAGCTATCTCCGCTTCCTGGGCGGCTTCCATATCTAGAATAGTTGTATCCCAGATTTTCTGCTTCTCTGCAGGCGTAGCTGTATAAAAGTTGTGACCGCGAGGACGAAACCCATACGCATCTTTATGAAGATCTGAAAAAATAGTTTCATCGTATGTAAACATTGTTTGGTCTCTTGTGTTGTTTAACTATACATATAATAGCACGATCTTACCAATAGTCAACCATTCCCTACAAAAAAAGCCCACAAAAGTGAGCATTTTCTGTAATGTATATATAGTAATTACTATTTTTTACCCGCTCCACAGCACCTTTTATGCTTTGACCCTTTACCGCGGCCGTCAGTAGGTATAGCTACCTGGTTAACCTTGAACTTGCCAAGATCCATCTGGTTGTCTACATGCTTTACCAAATGCTGTTTCCTGTTTACCGCCAATTGTAATAGTTTGCTGATATTCCCGGCAATATTGTCCAGATGCACGTTGGTAAGTCCTCATAGGCATAACTGTTCCTGAGTTTCCTGAGTTAGGATTTGACCAACTAGCTACTTGATTATCACGCATATTTTCCAAGCTACGCTGACTAGTTTTCTGCATTTTAATCTTGTCCAACTCATCTAAGCTGGCGCCAATGCTGTTACCCATAAATGCACCTAGTACTGCACCAATACCAACAGCAGCAAGTTTTCCACTGCCGCCACCAACTTGTGAACCAGCAAGTCCGCCCATTGCACCGCCTAGTACAGTTCCCATAGTAGCTTTAGGAGCATTATTTCCCATGGTCTGGCATGCACCTAAACTTACTGCAACTGCTGATACCAGTAGAATATTCTTTATTTTAATGTTCATAGCTGTTTCCTTAAACTTATAACTATATTTATAATATACTATTGTGTATAATTAGTCAACCAAAATAAGTAAGTATATGGCATTGGACTTACACGGAACAACTATACACAATGGATGGAAAACATTCGTGCAAGAGGCAGACGATGCTTATTACCGTAGGGTAAAAGCATTTAAAGTAATCACTGGCAAAGGCGAAATGCTACGTGAGTTTCCAGCATGGGCTAGTAGTCATCCTCGAGTTCGCGAAGCCAAATTAAATATTGATGGCGGTAGTTATAAAGTTGTTTTGCATAAACATGCCTGATACCACATTCTAAGATGGTTTATATTTCGTATACTTTAATTTTTAACATATCCGCTAGCGTATTTTAATAATTGCTGTAGCGGCTTTGCATTGGGTGGGAAGATTTGTCTGTGTTTATCATAGGCAGGTAATTCCTCCCTATATTTTTCTGGATTACGTAGAGCATCCTCAGGATTACTACTAGCCAGTATCTCCTGTGCTAAATCGTGTCCGTGCGCCATTAGCTCATGTGGGTCACGAAAGTAAGTACGGATCATGTCACGTTCTTTGCCAGATTTTTCTGCTTTGCGTACACCCTGCATATATCCACTGGGTAAATTTTTATATTTGTCAGCACCCATACGATCTCGCTGGGCTAGGTGTATTGTTTCGTGTGCCAGGGTTTTTAGTACACTATCTTTAAATGACTTTGGTCCCCAATAACCAATGGTACTGTCAGGATCAATGATAACGTCAATGCTACCATCTCCCTGTACCACTGCACTCTGTATGTACCAGTCTACTGCTTTACGGCCAGTGTCTCCTACATGCCAGTCTAAATCTAACTCTTCAGAATCACTGTAACTCTGCAATATGTCTACTAATTCTTCTACGTCGTCTTTATCATTATTTTTTTTTAGAAACTCTGCATACTCAGCATTAGCATCGTCCAATATATCGCCTATGTGTGCAAGGTAGTCCTGATCAGGCTGTAAACGTGCTTCTGTAAGTTCATATAGTAGCATCTACAACCCAAACCTTTGCTTCACCATATGTACTAATAAGTCCTATTAACCTAGTGTTTCCAGCAATTAACTCTAGCGAACCGTCTGGTTGTTTAACAACTATAGGCATTTCAATTGTACCTGAGTCCATGGCTTTTTTAAGTCTTGCAACCTTATCCGGCTCTAGGTCATCCAATGTTTCACTGCCATCAGCACCAGTATTACCAATTTTTCTAATACTGTTTTTGTTAACTGTGAATACTTTGCCTGTTTTAGCAAGTTTCACCCAGCCTTCTTGACCTAGTTTTTCTAGATATGGATAGCGGTTAGCCTCTTCCCATTCTACATCAAATTGTGGTTTAACGTACTTCATACTAGTATTTATTGCACACCTTGTTGATCATATAACTCAAATATATTATCTTCTTTGCTAGTATGTCGAAAGTATTTAATTTCTCCTTGATCGCATGCAGCTTGTAACATTTTAGATTTTTTCCATGAACAAACCCAAAATACCCTGCCTCCAGGTAACAATCCTGGCATTAAACAATTCGTTATCCATCTTATGTATTCGTTTGCATTCCAGTCAATATCAAAATTAGTTCTCTGCATGGCTATTAAGTCATACTTTCTTTTACTGGGAAAATAAAAATTTGTACTGGATATTTCCCATCTATAGGTATCAACCTGCTTGTGCAAGTTATATGACTGCTTAACATCATCAAAGAAGTTTATAACATCAGGAGGTTGATAATTGTTTTTAACAGGAAGTTCAGTTACATCAACCTTATGACCCAGTGATGAACATATCCAGGCAAACAACCCAATACCTGCACCAACATCTAATATGCGTATTCTATCTCGTTGTACTAGATCTAATATCTCAACAGCGTTCCATTTGTTTTCCCAATGCGTATCAAACTCGTCAAAATACTTCCTAGCATTTTTTTTTCTTGTTAGCTGATAGTAATCTACTATAGTTTGAAAATTATTCAAAGGAAAAGCACTCTTTAATATCTTAGAAATTTTAATATTTGCCATATTTAAGTTCCCTGGTTAGCAATACTTATTGGTATTATACCATCAGGGTCTTTAGGATAGAACCAACCAGCCAAACTATAGCGTGGGTGCGGAGCAATATAACTTACTGGACTAATAAAATGCTTGTTTTGTCTGTTCCCAGTTGTATCGCTAACATCCATAAGAACTAAACGATTACCAAATGGTTCAATGCTATGCTTAATAGTCTGCTCATCTTTATTCATTAAGCATAATTGCCCGCCCCAGTGAGATTTCCAGTCTGGGTTAAAGTAAAATATGTAGGCACACCAACGTCTGGGATCATGGTGTGGATTTAACCATGATTCGTGATCGTATGCACTGTAACTTGGTTGGTCAGTATACATGTTTGGAAATTCAGTAACATGTTCAGCAATATCTAAAAATGTAGTATCTGGTTTTCCTAAACTATAATCTCCGCATACTACACGACTAAATTCAATAGTCTTAGGGTAATCATTTTCTATAAAATCTTCTTCTTTAAGCAACCATTTAGCTTTGTGCCAATAACCAAAAGTCTGTAAAGAAACATTTTTGTGGTAACTTTTGTAACCTGCTAAGTCTATAGTGTTAGCTTTTTCTTGTGATACTTTTTGATGTTTATGCCCAGCACACATCCAGTATCCCATGTTCATGGTTGGTAAACATTTGTAAAGATCAGAAATCCAGGGTTCCTGTATAATATTATCAATTACACAAAAACGCTGGATTTTAAAATCAGCTTTGGCTTTATCTAAGCCATCCGTATTAAACATTTTACTCCTGTCTATAGAAGATATGATCGTCTATACGGCTTATTAGTTGCATCTGTTTACGCCAGCTTGGCTTAACATAATCAGCATGGTAATGATTTGCACCTTCTACAATCCCATTCCATTTGTCGTATGCTAAGATCTCGTAAGCTATAGCACTAGCAACTTTCCACTTAATATTATTATCAGTGTTTATTAATTCATCCTTCTTACCATCACAATACCAACTAAACTGACATCTGTTTCTCACAGGATTATATACTCTATCTTTATCAGCCAAGGTAGGATCTTTCTTAGTCTTCCAAGATTCCCTTACTGGCCCTTCATATATAACACTGCACGGGTCGCCTGGCCAGCGATTATCCTGTACACGATTCATAACAACCCTACCAACTGCAATCATGCCGTTGTAGCTCTGATTATTTGCTTCCCTGTATATATTTAAAGCCATGCAGTATTGTTGTTCTTTGTCTACTTCTACTTCTGACTTCGCAGGAAGGTATATTACACGGGTTTGAGTTACTTTTTTAATTGTAGGTACTTCCTTAATTTTAATAACTTCTTTAGTTACAATTTTAGGAACTTCTACTCGTTCTACCTTAACGATCTCAACTGGGACCATCTTTTCTACTTCAACTACTTGCGTAATAGTTCGTGGCATTCCTAGGTAGTAGTAACTTACTACACCTATCATAAATCCGATTATTGTTGCTAGTATAAGATTTTTTAAGTTCCAGAGCATGGTATTTTCCTATTAGTTTCCATATAGTAACTATAATAACACGATTTGCTAGTCTGTCAACCATTATAGGGTAACTATTCCTTCTTCAACTAGCCTTTCTCTGTTAATCATGTGCTGGGCCACAACATCATCCTTGGATCCACCAAAGTATGGAACTGCATGTCCTTCTTGTATTAAAACCTGGGTAGCTCCGCACTCTCTGTCATTAACTGCATCGTAAACTTTAAAATCACCAAGTATACGCCCAAACTTACCCTTCATATCTTCACCGTCTTTATTGATCTGAGTTTGAAGAACAGATGTTTTTCCTAGCAAAGATTTAAGTCTTTCTTTAGCAGCTAGCCCAAACTTCTTTTCCACTTTGTCTCTGGTTCTTGATTCTGGGGTGTCAATACCCATCATGCGAACACGTTCATCCATCATCCAAACACCAAATCCTAGATCGATGTCGACATCAACTGTATCGCCGTCTACTACTCTTCTTACATTAACTCGATATTCATACATATAATTTTCCTCTCCATGCTTGAAAGTATTTATATGCATATATAATTAAGTCATAGACACTTTTAGCAGCCTAAGATCTAGACTGCTAAGAGTATTATAATAATTTTTTTGAAATACATAAACGCCAATGGGTTTGAAGGCATATTATTGGTATGGGATGGAGAAAAAATGTGAATATTTTTCATATCTATATTTATAAATTATAAAACACACAATAGAAAAAGAGCCACATTATGTGGCTCTTTAATCACATATAGTTGCGTGAAGTGTTATTTTGTTTTATTTTTCTCAAACATCTTGATATCTCCAACTGCCTTGTTGGCAATCTTTAACGCATCACTGAAGCTAACATCGATAACTTCCAACGCCTTTGCTTTGAAATTGTTACTGAAGTGTTTTTGACTTCTGGCTTTCTTAAACCATTTACGCATATTCTGTAGGTCAGCATCACTCTTTGGATTAGTTACAATAAACCACACATCATAGAATGTTTTAATAGCGAAATTTGGAGCAACTTCTGCCATAGTTTTTGTTCCTGGAAACGACTCCAAGCTGGCAGTATCACCGGTATTGATAACACATGTCACTTTGTCAAGATTAACAGCCGCCCATTTACTGTAATGGATGATATAATCAATATCATTACCTAACAATGTTTTGGCTACTCCTTTTGAATTACCAACATTGATCACGGTCCGTTTAGCAGTTGTTTTGAACTCATTCATTAGTGCGTTAGCGAATGATTCCCACATATTTGGAACGGCAATTGATCTGTCTTTGTTACCGTACATCAGATCATCAAGACCTAGACCTGCCTTGTCACTTCTGTAGCAAATGGATGTGCTAGATTTAGCAACAGCATCAACTAGATTGGCTTTGGTAATTTCAACACCACACCCTGGAATACTATGATAAGCATTGTTAACCCAATACATGTCATTAGTAGGACCACTCTCATGTCTTGCTTTTCCTTTTCGGCAATCACCCAAAAATTGAATGTTGTTTGTATACCCGTGTTGTTTAAGTGTTGGTTGGACGGCGGCGAATGTGTAGTTTCCTGCCCCACCTGGTCTTGATCCAACCACCAATTCTGCTGCGTAAGCAGATGTAGTCGCGGTGATCAATGCCAGTGCTAGTATAATCTTTTTCATAATTGTTAATCTCCTATTTGTATATGAAATTTATAGATGTTACCATTATATAACAATGGTATCATTATGTCAATATTTTTTGCTAATGTTTTGAACATATACAGGTCGGCGTTAAGATCATACAACTCTAAAAAGGGTCAAGCCCTGCGTCGATTTGGTATACCTGGCATCACTGGACTGTGACGCTGCAAAAGTATTTATCATTTAGAGGTAAATCTGTAAGAAATGTGTCAACACTTCTTGGAAATGAATTGACAACATAAATCCAAATATCAATGGGATACAGTCAAGTTTGCGTATAAACCACGCTACAGGTAACAGAAATCCACTGAGTAAGAGATAATACCATAACTGGTATTCTTCCATGCCCATGTTGATGATAGTTGCTCCTAACATCACAAGAGCAACCCAGAATATTTTGTTATTGTGTTTATAGACGAAATCATTGATTAATGTTGCCAACGGCCATGCTGAAACTAATCCAATGACATTGGCGATTATGAATGACATAACTAACGCATACGTGATATTAATGTTATTGAACCATTCCAATCCAAACTGCGCCCCGCTATTCACAGCCATATCATACACCAATATCTCACTGGCACTGATGGGAATTCCAAATGCGAGTAATGGAATCAAAAAACTCAACGATGCTGAGTTGTTTGCTGCTTCTGCTGCGGATAAACAAGAAGCATCGCCCTTCTTATATACCTTCCGTTTGATCCATTTTTCATATGAATACGCCAGTTGTGAACTGATAGTAAACGTGAGACTTGGGATAAATCCTGCGAAGAAACCAATACAGCTTCCCCTGATAGCAGAAATCCATTTGAATTCAGTGATGCTGAATTTGCCACTGTCTTGTTTTGCTACGATCATTTCGCCATCGTCGTTGAATTTATTACCGAACAATGTTGGCAACGCATACAGAAAAATGAATGCTACTGTGGTTGGAATGCCAGCCATAAAATATACATTCGTGACATCAAACATTTCAGTAAACCATGTAGTATTGTGTATTTGGGTGATACCAGCAGTACCAAGTAGATATCCTGTACCCATAAGACAACAGTTCACGATGAATTTATTGCTTGATGTTATAACTGATATTACAATACACCCTCCAAGTAACAGAAGTTGTAGTGTCAGTGCGTAAAACACATGTAGATATGAAATGTATGTGATGGTAGTGATGATGGCGATCACAGCCACAACGCTTCCTACTGCGCTGGATATAGCAGATGTTCTAAGTGCTTCGGTAAGTCTGCCTTGAATGTTCATAGCGTATCCCTCTTTGACTGCGGGGATGCTACTTGCTTCGCCAGGAATACCAACAGTGGATGCTATAACAGAACCCATGTATTGACTTGTGATCAGAATTCCGATGTAAAACGCTATCAAGCTGTAAACATCTATTGATGATAGCAACGGATAAAACATCAGAATGGATATTGATATATTGACACTTGGATTCAATCCAGCTAAAATACCAGCCAGTGATCCACATAAAACAAAAATCAATACAGATATCATATTGACATCCATTGCCATTGTTTCAAGCATTTATTCTCCTAACACGTAATCCTGTGACCATATATCTACAAACCCAGATGTGATAAAGTCTGACTCATCCTTCTTGTAGCAATCATCAATGATTTCTTCAACGTGATTTATACCTGCTTTCCAAGCATCCTGATGTTTCTTTTCTGCGTGAAGAAAAAACCCATCATCTTTATCCCACGCATTGACAAGCTTTGCTTTGCCAAGGGTGAAATATGGACGATCATCGCCGACGTTTTGATTAACATAGCGTCCATAAAGTAATGGGTCAATGTAGTTATGGTAGAATTCTCTGTTGAAATACTTCTTTTCACGACTGAATAATTGCTTCATTAAGGTAGCTTTCTCTGGGGTATCTTCCAGAGCATCGAAGAAATTCTTGATCGTGTATGCCTGCTTACATATCAGCTTTGGCATATCGCCACTCCAATAGAAATAATCATTATCGTACCAACTGCCTTCCTTTGCTACATCATTAGAGTTGAAGAACCCAGGGCAACTGTCAAGAAAGCTTATTTTCCATTTGTGATCTTCGTAAAATATACGAGGTTTGTCAACACCACGAACAATACATGTTCTGCCCATCTCCATTTGTGCTTGGTACTGAAAATCGGTCTGGTGGAAATTCCACATGAATGTTTGAGGACTTAAACTGAAGTTGCTCGTAGAGTACACCCATTCCTCATCGATGAATTTGTCATAGTGCTTACTATCATCAAGGAAGAAATAGTTCAAATCGATGTTTCTATCATGTTCAAGCTGCCTGATGTATGGCAGGGCGACATTATGTGCTTCTTTGTTTTGTGTCAATTCTCCCCAGTTGTCGAATTGAAAACTACCATATGTTCCAACGCCTTCAATGGGAATATCGTTATCGACAAATGTTCTCAACATAGTAGTGCTATCGATCCCGCCACTATACATCAATATTACTCTGTCGTATTGATTGCGTATCTGGATAGCTCGTTGAAGATAAATTTCATATAAGTCTTCGGCTGGTTCTTCAAGCCACTGATGTGCTGAGAACTGCTGGTCTTGGAAAATCCACTTCGGTAACTCACCGCCAGAGCACGCCTTCAACGCTGAGACTTTGTTATAGAACTTTAATCCATTAACAGAGTAATGCCCCAGTTCTTTCTGTCCTGTTATCAACATATTATGATCCTAGATTGTAATCTCTCGACCATATTCCACGCAATCCAGTTTTGATGAATGATTGAAGTGTAGGCTCTGCGGAATTGAAGAAAGATGTGTCGATTGTATTTATAGCATGGTCAATACCAGCGTTCCAAACATCTCTCGCTGACTTCGAAGCATGTTCAAAGAACACATCGTCTTTATGCCACGCATTTACGAGTGGTGTTTTGCCTAACGAGAAATAGTTTCGATCATCGCCTGGTTTATTTGTCAGATATCGTTCATAAATTATCGGATCAATCCATTTGAAATATTCAGAACTGACGAATTTATCACTCTCCCTAGAGAATAATGTGTTCACGATATCTGGACGATTGATCTTTTGAAAATATTGTTTGATCATGTGTCCTTGCTTACAAATAACTTTTGGATTATCGCCACTCCAGTAAAAATACTCATAGTACAACGAGTTCGGATCATCTGTTGAACACTCAGAACCAAATAGGCCGTTCGCGTTGCTATCCAAGAAACTTACTTTCCATGTTCCGTCCTCGCATAACACTCTTGGCTTGTCAACACCACGAATAACAGCAGTGGTGCCAGCCATCAGGTGTTGTTGGAAATACGGATCTTGTCTGTGCTTAGTCCATATGAATGTCTCCGGACTGACAGATGCTGAATTGGTATTAAGAATCCATGACTCATCCTTAAACGATTGCTCAAACAGATACCAATCATCCAGTAAATGGTACGGCAATTTAATGCCTCTAGTTTTTTCTAGATGGTGAATATATGGCTGTGCTACTCTGAATATTTCTTGATTGCGATTGTAAGATTCGTATGATTTAATATCGAAAGCACCATAACTGACGATTCCATCGAGCGGGATGTTGTTATCGATGAATGAATGTAAAACGCAAGTGCTATCGATCCCACCCGAATAGTATAGAATAAGTCTATCGTACTTCAGGCGCAAGGACATAGCACGTTGACGATATAGCTCATACAAATCTTCTTTTGGTTCATTTTCCCAGTTGATTGAAGCAAATTGTTTATCTTGGAAAACCCATTTGATTTGAGATATATCATTACATGACTGTAGTGCTTGAATTTTGTTTTCAAAACGCAACCCTGGCTTATCAGTGATTTCGTAATATCCAAGATCGTTGGCTATGCTCATTGTTTATCCTTGATCTATATTATATAATAAAATGTGAGTGAAGTCAATAAAAATGGAGCGGGTACCGGAACTCGAATCCGGTTATCTGACTTGGCAAGCCAGTACATTACCAGTTATGCTTTACCCGCGCATTAACACGAATGAAAGGGCTTCTTGTTTCATTTTTATTAGGGTTAGCAATAGTAATCATTACCCGTTTACTTTTACAATATGCATCATACTGATTAATAGCCCTGCGTAACAGTTGATTTTCTATATAATCTCGACACATGGCTTTACATGTTGATTTTGCAACATTTCTACGTTGGCCCTTACTCGTATATGTTGTAGAACTTTTTCTTCCCATATTATAAATCCTCTAAATCATGTATTGACTCTTTTGCTTCTTCAACATCTCTTAAACTGTCAATGTATTCTTTTAACAATTCAGCTGTAGTTTTTTGTTTTTGACAATAGCTTTGACCCTTAATTACATTTGTTGTTTTACATTCTTTATCTTTTATCACTGATACTATTTCGTCTGTACTAGTTTTTTTGTCATTCAGCATCCTAGCACCATCATACACAGTTTTTCCTGTACTTAATAGTTGTATAGGAAATGGCAATCCAGCACATGCTGTTACCATTATAGTTACAACTGACACTAAAATTATACTTAACCACTTTACCATCTAATACTTATTAAAGTTAAAGTGCAACTTTTCTGTTGCTAGGGAAGTTGCCACCCCCGAGAAATTAAGCTGCGAGAGCGTAATCCTCATATGCTACATTATCGTTAGCATTTATAGTTTTTGTTCGCGTTAACCGAGCTTACATCCGGACAACTCCACATTCCTACTACTTGCCAGTCGATCCTGTTCATCCCCATCATAAGCACACTCCGTAAAATGTGTTTATGGTGGAGATGCCGGGAATCGCACCCCGGGTCCTGTGCAACTTTTGTTATGCTTCAACGTTACGTACTATTTATATTATATTTCTCCTGCAACCCATTTATTCACTGCAAGATTTACGGTGAATACTGTGGCTATTCACTGCACATTGCTTCTTCGTAGGTTTCACATATCTCTTATACCAGAACTTATCCATCGTCTTTCCTATTTGAAATAGTAGTTCATTCTTCCTACTGCACTGCCATTAAAATACGGAGCCTTTGGCCTGCCCGGAGGGATTCGAACCCCCGACCTACAGATTAGAAATCTGTTGTTCTATCCAACTGAACTACGGGCAGTCATTCCAAATATTATATTAGAAATTAACCAGGTTTGTCTATATAATAAAATTACTTGTATCTATAATGTCTGCAGTAAAGTTTTCAAGTGTTACTTCCATGTCTGCAACTAAATCTGAATCTAAATCCATTTGTAATAACTTTGTGTTGCTATTAAAAGTAACTTCAGGTGTATTAGAACCCGTAAAAGATGAAACTATATTAAAAGCTGATGTTATATCAGAAATATCAAACTGTTCATCTTGTTGATAGTCTTTTATTATATCCCCACTACCCGCCGGGGAATCAGCTTTAGAACGATATATGTATATATCGTTTCCACTACCTCCAGTAATTGTGTCAGCACCTTCTCCTCCTTCTATTTTATCATCACCATACAATCCAAATATAGTATCATTTCCATCAAAACCTTTTAATGTATCATCATTTGCAGTTCCAGCAATAACTTCATTTGAATCTGTACCTTCTATTGTATTATATCCGTCTGTAATAAGTGATGCTGCGAATTGTAGTATATTAGGTGCATATATGTCTTTGAAATTGGGCATTGTCCCTCCAAGATAAAAATCAAGAGGAATAGACGAATATATGACTGCTCCTTCTCCATACCTATATGCAAAATCTACTATTTCATTCTCATCACTCGTAGTAAGTAATGCAAGGGAATCATCTGGTAACGTGTCTTTCTTGGTGTATCCATGATTAGAACTGTTTCCACCATCTATTGAAGTGTCCGTAAGCAATCCACCAGGCCCTTCTCCGACTACGGTATTCTCATCGACTACATCTATTGCTCTACTGTTCGTAAACTTACGCACTATGTCTGCTGGTTCCTCTCCAAATAGAATGTTCTCTGCGTTCCCCACTTGTCGATCATGGATCACAAGTATCATACCCTCGTCAACACGTTCCTTAATACGGTCTACCGCATTGGTATATTCATTTCCATACGAATCATTGGATGGATTGATTGCCCAGAGTATATCAACATCTGCAAGTTCTGTCTCCGAAAGAGTAGTCATTTTAATTGCATTGTGGCCAGCATCTTCAATAGGAGCAACTTGCTTTGATACGCCTTGTCCATCGGACATAGAATAGTATCCTATATTCATTGCGGCTGCTATAGTAGTGCCTGTGCTACCAACTCCTAAAAGATTTGGTTGTACAGTAGGTTCCGGCTCAGGTTCTGATTCAATTATAATAATGGGTGCAGCAATTGCTCTAGCAATTGCAAAAAACTTTGGTTTTTCTGGCTCTACAAATAACACTTCTTGTACTACTTGAGGCTCTATAACCAATACTTCTTGTTCAACAACCAAAATAGGTTCTGGTTGTACGTCTACGAAAACTATAGGTTCTGGTTTGGGATCCTCTATAATAGGTTTGGGTGCTTCTATAATAGGCTTAGGTGCTTCTATAGGACCTTCAGCAACTGGGCCATCCATGGGCCCTTCGTCTACCGGTCCATCCACAGGTCCTTCAGCCACTCCTTCTTCAATAGGTGGACCTTCAGCAACTGGGCCTTCTTCAACGTTGCCTTCTTCAATTGGGCCTTCTTCTAGTTTACCTTCTTCCAATGGACCCTCTTCTAATGGGCCCTCCTCGAGTCGTCCTTCTTCAAGTGGACCTTCTTGCGGCGCCTCTTCAGGACCATCTCCTTCCGGTGCATCCCCTTCGTCTTGTGGGGCATCTTCCGCTGGACCTTCCTGTGGTGCTTCTTCAGGCGCAGCTTCCGGAGCCTGTTGCTGGATTTGTTCCATTACTTGTATTTGTTGTACTAGCTCTTGTTTAGCAACTTCTAAAACTTGCTTGGCTTCTTCAACAGCTTCAACTTTAGCTTCTACCTCAGCTATTTTTTCCTGAGCTTCTTGCTTTACTGCTTCTGCCTCTTGTGCAATTTGTTCAGCCTCTACTTTTGCTTCTTCTGCTTCTGCAATTTTTTGTTCAGCTTCTTCTATTGCTTCCTGGTCGCCTGTTTCTTGTGCCTCTTCCAAAGCGGCTTCTGCTTCTTCCTGTTTAGCCTCTGCCTCTTGTGCAGCCTCTTCTGCCGCGGCTTCTGCTTCTGCGGCTTTTTCTTGTACTACCTCAGCTTCAGCTTTTGCAGTTTCTGCTTCCTGCGTTGCTTTTTCTGTTTTAACTTCTGCATTAACAGTATTTGCTTTGCTAAGTGTAGTTAATGTACTTCCAAACTTCTGTTGTATTTGAGATTCTGATAGCACTACTGGTGGTGGAGGAGATGTAAATGAGCTACTAACACTAAGGCTGGCACCCATTTGATTAAGTACACTGGATCCTCCTTGGTTACTTACTATAACTTCACCAACTATTTGTTGCCCGGCTACAGTTTCAGGAAGCAGTGACAATGTGTTTTCTGTTCCTTCCTGTGCTGCAATACCAGCAACTTTAGTGCCACGTATGCCGATGGTTGCTACAGGTGTAGTAACTGTCATGCTATCAACACCTGTTTTTGCTATTTGTCCACTAACAAAACTAAACACTCCCTGCACAATATTAGTATTAAAAACTCCTTCCTGAGTTTCAGGATCATAAACCATCTCATCAATGACCATGCGTCCGTTTTCACCAATACTAAAAATACTATCGTCTACAAAACTAATGCCAATACTAGTATCCGCAGATGTAATAACTATATCACCTTGGAAAATATCTGTGTTTTGTTGTATTTGCTCAGTAACACCGTTAGACCGAGTAACTTTAGCATCGCCTTCAACCGCATCTACACGGCCAATACTAATTTGTCCAACTGGCATATCAGTCGATGCATACTGACCAGGCGCAAGAGGGCCAGCTAGTTTTAATGCTAGCGGGCCATGTATTACGGCTCCAGTATCTGTAATTAAGTCTTGTGGAGGATCAGAAAGAAAATAGTCTCTGATATAAACTTCTTTTCCATCAGGACCACGTAGTATTAAACTATGGCCTTGGCGTATAAAATCTGCATTTAATAGCCATGCGCCGCCGGGTATCTCAATCGCCATACATATATTTAACTATAGTTACGCAATTTCAGCTTTGTTCTCGCCCATCCAGTCGATTTGATACTGTTCAACTGCATTCTTATTAATCATTTCACTTGTAAATGCTTCTGCATACTCGCCAAACTTATCCCCAACTGCGGTAGCTCCTTTTGCTAAACCTTTTACCATAGCAACGTTATCAGTATCTAAGACACGATTTGCCATACCAGTAACAAAGCTATATACATTTTCAGGAGCATTAGTTCTATGTTCTAAGTGTAAGTCTACCCTGGGCAGGTGTACTATTTGTTCATCATATATTTTTTTCTGTACTTGTTGAATTGCTGCACTAGCAGTGCCAAATGCACCAGCAAATGTAGTGTTATTTGCAATATTTTCTACTTCGCCTTGTATATTACCAGCTATTTTTTTAACAAAACTATCTAAATCTTCATGATGTAAACCGTTAACAGTATCATTAATATAGTCTGTACCATAAATTGGATTTGACGGATCGCCGGTTACTGTTAAATTGCCCGCTAATCCATTTTGTAAGGTGTCGTACAAGCTATTGACTGTGCCAAATGCTCCTCCGTTTTCCATACTCTTCATTGCTGCAAGATAAGAATTCATAGGTGTTTCCAAGCCTACCCCAGCTACACTTCCTATTATGTCACTTACCTTTATTCTGCCATTAACCCCAGTTCCACCTAAAAACTTAGCTGTTAAATTAGCTACTGCATCATTGTCAACTAAGTTTAGGCTTAACGGGTCTATTAAATTAAACTCGCCGGGGAGGTCAAAAGCATTAAGTAGATTGCCAAGTTGCTTTGGTGTTGCTAAACTTCCTAATGCAGTATTTGCTAATTCACCAGCTAATTGGGAAAAAGTGTCAGGAGTTATGCTATCAAAACTAGTAGGTAATACTTTTGCTAAGTTTGTAAAGTCTGCAAGACTGGATATACCAGGTATATTTGAACCAAGAGCTTGTTGAGCAATCTTTATCATATCTGGATTGGTAATTAAACCTAGTCCTTCATTGAGAATATCATTAAATTCACCATTAGCCAAATTTCCTAAATTACGTTCAATATCAAAACCAATATCACCAAATGCGTCTACTATGCCAGTAATTTCACCAGCTCCAGCATTTATTAAATTTTCTATTAACTGTCCTGGATTTCCAAAATTTTGGATGTCGTTTAAATTAAATGAGCCTCCTAGTTTAATTAAATCGCCGGCAAATCCTGGTATCTCTATTTGATCAGATATAAAGTTAGTTAATCCGTTTGTTACTAAATCGCCTATGCCGTTAATACTACCTCCTAAGAAGTCACCAAAGTTAAAGTCAGATCCTTGTCCTATCAAATTTGCAAATTCACCTGGATCTAATCCCGCTAAGAAGTCTGCATCTACTCCTGATAAGAACTCTCCAGCTGGTAAAAAACTATTAAGTGCGCTAAAAGCATCTCCAAATTGTGCATTGATAGTTCCTGATAACATATTTGCAATATCTCCGCTCATAAATGAAAAACCTTCAGCACCTTGTAATGCTTGCATCATACTATTAGCACCAAAAGAACCTAGAAGATCACTGGTGTGACTGCTTATTGCATCAAAAATACCTGATCCCCCAATAGCACTAAATGTATCTCCTATAGCTCCAGTGATGGCACCAAATCCAATATTAGATCCGAGGCTACCAAGCACACCGGATGCGCCGCCGCTTACTAACTGAAGGGGATTAGCGCCACCTGCAGCCATTGCAATAACACTAGAAAAAGGAGAAGCAGCATTAGCTAATGCTGATACAGCACCCATTTGCCCAGCAATAGGCCCAAGTGCGGACATTGGGGCTGAAAGAACTTTTGCAAAATTTCCAAAACCAGCACCTCCCATGGCGCCTCCTGCAACGCTCAACCCTATTGCACTTATCATTGCACTAATACATGCCATGCTTTTTATCCTGCTGTTACGTTAAACGACCCGGTCATCCTAGGATGACCACAGGTGTCAATATCTGTAAATACTCTAAGAACTGGCAATCCGCCAGCACTTACTTTCATGCTTCCGGGGAATGCCGCGTTCGCCTTACAGTGTATTGGTGGAAAAGGACACGGATGGTGTGGTGTTACAATACTCATAAATTTTGCAAGAGGTCTTCCATTTGCTGTAACATTTAATACAGGCGTGATTGCCTTACCTCCAGCTACATTAATATCTCCGACTCTTACTACCATTTGTGCCATAATAGTATTTATTACCGGAAATAATATGCTAAGTTAATTATTTTCTGTAGTGCTTTACTAATGTATCGTATTTGTCATCAGCTTCTGCTAACTTAGCCATTTGCTCGTCTACCGCCGCTACTAAATCTGGGTGTTCTCCAATTCCTGCAGGATTTTCCAAATAAACTTGAATATTTGCTTTAGCTGAAGCTATCTCCGCTTTATATCTTGCTTCTAATGCATCAATTATCATTGTTTTCTTCTTTCATCTCTTCTATGGTAAAATCTTCCATAACTTCGTTGTATGTACTTTTAGCTATGGAGTCTATATCTGCAGAATCGCAGTTTAATTCTATTATTTTCCCTATGCGTACCTCTCCCACATTTTCAAATCCCAGCGTCTGTAATGCTTTGCCAGTGGCAGTGCCAGCGTTATCTAATATACCTTTTTTTAAGGTTGTTGTAATTCTGTATCTCATAAACTTATATCTGAAAAGTCTAGGTCTCCTAGTCGTTCTTTAATTTCTGTACCACTCAAACTTACTAAACCAGATGCTCCACCTTCTACTAAAAGTTTACCATTGTGGTAAATCTGAGGAGCAGTTCTGTGTCCTTGTGATCGCATATACTCTCTTGCATCTTTGTCGTCATCAATATTGACTTCTTCAAATACTATATTGTGTTTGTTTAGGTGAGCTTTTGCCATGTCGCAGTAGCCACACCAATGTTTTGTATATACTATTAACATGTACATATCCTTTTGTAAAAATTTATTATAATGAGTAAATCTTTCCGCATCACTTCGTATTCGTCTTTACTATTATTCTACATCCATTTTTTTCATATTCACCTACATACCATACTCTTGAATGTGCTGTTGGTATTGATATACGAGGTTTCGATCTTTCTGCTGGCAGTGTCTCTCTATAGGCTCTACGACCTTCTGGCGTATTAGGATATGTGACACATCCAATCTTTAGAATAATATTTCCCCTACTTTCTCTGCATAGTGTAATGCACATAACATCTCTACCGGAAACTTCTCTTGCCATATGGATAGTTGAATGAAATACTCTCCACACCATGCATATATCGTATCATCGAATGGTATGTTTTCTAATATCATATACCCAACTTCTTACGAAATCTGTCTATCTCTAAAGACTAAGCCCAGTAAATGTAGTTTCTTCGACGTCCTGCTTTGTGCCACCTATGATATAACTTGAAATTTCTGTTTCCTGCGGAGCTACTTGTACGTCACTACCGCTGATCCATTTTTGTGTCCATGGAAGAGGGTTAGCTGCTGGAACTTTGTATGGGCTAGATAATCCAATAGCAATCATGCGTTTGTTAGCAATCCACTCTATGTAATCTTCCAGCAATCTTGTATTAAGCCCAATCATTGAGCCGTCTTTAAATAAAAATTCTGCCCATTCTTTTTCTTGATTAACTGCGGCATCAAACATTGCTGTTACTTGGTCCTGTGTTTCTTGTTTAATTTTTGCATAATCTTTATCTTCCTGGGGAAGAACTTTTAGCATCTGTTGGGTAAATGCTAAGTGTACGTTTTCGTCTCTGGCAATAAACTTAATAATTTTAGCATTGCCTTCCATTTTTTTAAGTTCAGCAAACGCCCAACTACATGCAAAACTAACATAAAAACGTACACCTTCTAGAATGTTTACACTAGCCAGTGTAAGCCATAGTTTCTTTTTTAGCTCATACATATTAACGTTAACCTGCATAGCAACATTACTAAAGTTACCATTAACTTTCTTTGTGTTATGTTCCTTGCCGCTAACTACAAGATGTCTGCCTTCTCCTAGCAGATTATACCAACCAACCATGCGTACTAGATCATCATAATGCTCTGTAATAGTATCTGCACAATCCATGATTTCTTTTATGTCTGACATCTCATCAAATACTTTACTTGGATCTGAATAGATGTTACGGATGATATGTGTATAACTTCGACTGTGAATAGTTTCATTAAATGTCCAAGTTTGTATCCAGGCTTCTAGTTCAGGCAAACTGCAAACACTGCCAAATGCTTCACTTGGAGCTCTACCTTGTACGCTGTCTAGTAAGATTTGTCGCTTTAAATTGCTTGTAAAGATATGTTTTTCGTGTTCAGTTAGTTCTTTAAAGTCTTTGGCATCACGTAAAATATCTACTTCTTCAGGTCTCCAGAAAAAACCCAGTTGTTTATCAGTAAGTTTGTCCATCCAACGATACTTTACAGTATCATAACGTTGCATACCCACACCGCCATCGAAAAACGCATTGCGATTGATATGATCTTTATTATCTAAATTTAAAACACTCATGGTTACTTCCTTTTATATAGTACAACTGTCACATTCTTCTTCTTTAATATCTGGTATCTCTAAATGAATTACTTCTTTTTCTGCAATATCATCACCAGCACCATCATATGTATTAAAATAGTATAGTTGCTTCATACCGTACTTGTAGGCAGTAATAATATCCTTGAGCATCGTACTCATTGGGATCTTTTCATCTTCAAAAAACTGTGGGTTATAACTTGTATTTACACTAATACCTTGATCAATGTACTTTTGCAGTACTGCCATAATGGAAAGATATCCTTGTGGAGATTTTTGATCCCATAATAGATCATATTTATTTTTTAACCTAGGATAGCCTGGCACTACTTGTTTAAGTACGCCATCCTTGCTTTGCTTAACACTAACATAACTACGTGGGGGTTCAATGCCGTTAGTAGCATTACTAATTTGTGCTGATGTTTCTGCTGGCATAAGTGCCATTAGTGTACTATTACGTATGCCAGTTTCAGCTAGTTGCTTACGCAATGATTTCCAGTCCATGCGCTCTTTGTGTGGAACAAGTTCGTCAACATCCTTTTTATATGTTTGATTAGGAGTAATACCATCGCCATACTTGGTTTCATCTACCTTTGGGCATGCTCCTTGTTCAACAGAAAGATCAGCACTAGCCTTAATAAGATAATAACTCCATGCTTCGGCGTACTCGTCAACTAGTTCTAGGTTAGGCTCACTGTACGTAGTATTATTCTTAGCAAGAAAATATGCAAGATTAATAATACCAACTCCAAGTGGACGACGATTCATTGTACTAGTACGTGCAGCTTCAACAGGATAATTTTGATAACTTAGCAGTGCATCAAGTCCACGAACTGCTAGCTCACATGGTTTTTCAAAGTCTTTTGGATCTCTAATTAGCCCCCAGTTAATTGCACTCAACGTACACAAGGCAATCTCACCTTCTGAATCATTGTAATCATTTAACGGCTTAGTTGGCAAGTCAATCTCACAACAAAGGTTACTTTGATGGATTGGCGCAACGTCTGGTTTAAAACTGCCATGATCGTTTGCATGGTCCACGTTCATTAAGTAAATTCGGCCAGTGTTTTTGCGCTCTTCCATAAATGTACTAAACAATGTACTGGCCTTAATAGTCTTTTTACGTAGACGTGTATTGCGCTCTGCACGTTCATATAGCTCTTGGAACTTTTCCTGATCAGCAAAAAATGCTTCATATAATCCTGGAACATCAGCAGGCGAAAAAAGAGTAATGTTGCCGTTGTTTAATAGTCTTTCATACATCATCTTATTAAACTGAACGCCATAATCCATATGGCGTACTCTATTATCTTCAGTTCCCTTGTTGTTCTTTAACACTAGTAAATCTTCTACCTCTAGATGCCAAATTGGATAATATAGCGTTGCCGCACCATTCCTCACACCGCCCTGACTGCAACTACGTGTAGCACTCTGGAACAATTTATAAAAAGGAATTACTCCGGTGTGATAGGCATCGCCTTTTCTGATTGGGCTTCCAATTGCTCTAATCGAGCCTGCTCCAATTCCAATACCTGCTTTCTGGCTAACGTACTTAACGATACTGCTAGCAGTAGCATTAATACTATCAAGACTGTCGCCGGTTTCGATGAGAACACAACTTGAAAACTGTCTCTGTGGGGTTCGTACACCAGCCATAACAGGAGTAGGAAGACTAATATAGAAAGTTGAAATTGCGTCATAGTAATCCTTTACCCATTTCATACGTGTCTCTTTTGGATATCCGCCAAATAAAGTAACTGCAATACACATATATGCAACTTGTGGAGTTTCAAAAATCTCCCTTGTTACACGATTTTGTACCAAATATTTTCCACGAAACTGTTCCATGCCAGCGTATGTAAGATCTTCATCTCTGTTATGTTTAATATATCGATTTAGTTCGTCCCATTCTTCTTTGGTCCAATCCACCATTAGTTGATCGTCATAAAATCCTGCATCTACATTACGTTTAACGATATCATAAAGGTGCCATGGTTCAAACGTATTATATACCATCTTACGCAAATGATAGTTAATTAAACGCCCAGCTACGTATTGGTAACCGGGCGTATTTTCACTTATTAGATCTGCTGTACTTTTTATGAGGGTTTCTTGGATATCACTAGTTTTAATGCCGTCATAAAATTGTAAGTGGCTGCGGATTTCCACCTCACTGGCACTCACACCAGTAACGCCTTCACACGCATATTCCACCACTTTATGTAATTTTTCTAAGTCTAGATCTTCTTGTTGACCGGTTCTTTTAGTGACTTGAATTTGACTCATTTACTAGATCCTCTACGCCTATCTGCGTTACTAAATTAATTTCATTTGTTATGCTTGTGTTATTTACTACAACATCTAAGTCGTAATTAAGTATATATTTCCCATGGCCTAACCATGCTAAATTATAATCTTCACTGCGGTCGTTATCCCTGTAGCAACGCATCTCTCCTGCCATATTATGACTGCTATAGTACATAGTATACAACATTCCCAATGCTTTTGCAATATCATCATAGTAGTTATCCACAATTAATTGCCATGGGTCTGGCCAGTCTTCAACAAAGTCTGGACAAAGAAACTGACTGCTTATTGGTGCAGTGTTGTATAAAGCAGACGTTGCCTGAATTGCATCAATTTCAGACAACGTGTCTATCTCTAACCTAAATTTCTTCCAATCCAGAAGCCTGGACTGAGTATCCCCGTAAAACATATATAAATTATCGTATAATTCTTGTTGAAACGTACATTGTACCAGCTGTTGAAGCATCTGTTGTATAATTTAACGTTGTGATATTGCTACCGTGTGAAATACTAAATGAAACACCAACATCGCCGTTGTTTTCTGTAAACTCATCATCTAAAACTTGAGCAGTGCCATCATGTGTTATTCTAAGTTTGCCCTGACGAATTTTACTGTTTCTAGAAATATAATAATCTAGTTCAATAGCATAATAATCACCGTTACTAGCAAATGTTAATCCTGTACTCTTTGTACTATTATTATCGAGTGTAATACTAGTATTTGCTTTTCGTATGTAACTACCTACGTGTAAACTATTATCCTGTGTAGTAATATTTGTTTGGCCTTGATCTATTTTTCTAGTAGTGCTTGAAACATCACTATCTGGTCTGTCAAAACTATCTGCAATACTGTAGTTCCCTGTGCCAGAATATAGTAAAACATCTGCACTAGCATTTCCTACTCCTAGGCCGCTGTTGCCGCAGTCTTTATAAATGTTATGCGAACTTACAAATCCTAGTATAGTACTGTAAAGATGAATAGCATTGTTATGAATATTATCAAAAACACTGCCTGTAACTTTCATGCTTTTAGGTCCAATAACACTTGGGCTACTACCTGTTACATTCTCTCCAATTTTAAATCCTTTGAATGCAATATTAAATGTGCAACCGTCAAATAAAATGCCTTTCATGTCATTGTCTGCTAATACGTTAAAACTTTGACCTTCAAGTACACAATTTCTAAAAGTTATAAATTCTGTCTGGAAACTAGCAGTGCTTGTAATTTTAACACATGCTTTTGCATTGCCAACACTGCTAGGTGCTGTGGTTTTATTACCAACAAATTTTACATTTGTAAAGTGAACATTTTTTGCTTGGTCTACTTTAAACACATCAATATCATTATCAGCATCAAAGGTCATACCTTCAACTGTAATAAAGCTGGGTTGTGTAGCACTGCTTGAGCCCACACTAGCATCTATTTGTTGTAGACTATCAGCAACTTGTGCAACTGGGCCGGTGGTGTCCGTGCTACGGATAATACTACTATCTGGCCCTTCACCGACTAGTTTTGCATAAGTTGGAATCTTAATCTCGTTAGTTACCAAATAGTTTCCTGCTGGAAAATATAATGATCTACGTATACGAGTTTCTGTTTCTCTAGCAAATAATTCATATAATGCACGGTTAATAGCGGCTGTATCATCAGTGGCGCCGTCACCAACTGCGCCAAAATCTCTTACACTTGCAAAGTCATCTAACTTATGCTGTAGTGTTCGTGTAACAGGAATTGCACTGCTAACGCCAGTTTGAGCACTAAACCCAATTTGGTCATCGCTGTATGTATATGTGTCTGCTAGCTGAATAACGTCACTGCGACTGGTTAAAATCTCAAGGTTTTCTGTAGTTGGAGCATTTGCACCACCATTACCAATGTATAGCTGACGTGTATCAACCGCTAATCCAATTTCGCCTCTAGCTAATTGAGGTAAATTTTCTGAAACACCACTACGATGTGTAATACGACTTATCTGGACTACAGCCACAATACTACTCCTTGATCTTATATATAGTATTTATGATTTTAGGCGCCGTAGTAATCACCAATTCTCTTCCACCAGTTCTGGCTGTGCTTTTTGAAGTCATTTCCTTTAATAGTCCATGTTTGAAATTCAAAATCTGCACTGCACATCAGTATAACACCCTGCTGAATATTAGTTCCATGCACTTCGTTGTGTGCTTCACCGTAAGCACATAGTTGCATAAAGTAATCACCAATCCACTCTGTTTTTTTAGGTTTATTTGTTTGTTTAAAGTCAATTATAGCAGGTTTTCCATTATACACGCCCACACAGTCAGTTGTGCCAGCATATACTTGTGGGAAATAAAGTGGTACCTCTGTACCCCAGTACTCATTAGCATTTGATAATCCTTGCTCAATGACAATCTCAGCCATTTTATGGCTTTGTTGACTATACGGGTTACTTCCAGGCGTTCCTAGTTCTCCAGTGATTACATAGTCTTCTAACCACTTGTGCATACGTGTACCACGCCCTGCGGCTTCAGTAACAATCTCTGTTGCTTTTTTCTCACCTACACGTTTACGCCAGTTTAATAACGCTTGCTTGTCACGTTCAGGTTTTGTTTTATCTAGGATTGTTGTTACGCTTGGTACTGCTAAACCGTCTGGTGTAGAGTACATTCTACGGCCGTTTACGTTTTTACGTGACAGGCTGTAGTAATCATATTTTTCTGTAATCATAATTTTAAAAATTCCTGGGGAATAAATGTATCCTCTTCGATTAAATTGTTTATTAAATTATGTGCTTTTGGACCACATTTATCTAAAAATAATCTCCAATCTAACCATTTAACTTGATCTGGATGATCCCTAGCACCCTGTAATCCAAAAGGAAAGTTAATGTTATAAGTTTGACTACTATATTCTGGAAATTTATCTAAATCAGATAATTTTATCCAATTAATGTTTTGTGTAACATCTATGTAATCGGTTAACGGCAAGTAATGTTTTGCTTGAGCTTGAATATTATCTACCTTTACAGGCACACACGGATTATTACTCCATTTCTCTATAATAGATAGATATTTTTTTTCGTAAAGTTTGTAATCCCATACAAGATCTGAAATATTATAATACGCATATACAACTTCATTTATGTCTGTTGCAATGCAACTGGGAATACGTTCTTGTGGATCTCTAAAAATACTGTACAATGGTTTAGATTTAGGCACATCATATGTTTCTGTAAAACCATTATCTAAACACCATTTTTGTAAATTTGCACTGCCAGTTTTGGGAATTAATCCTACACAGAACAGACTGTGTTCGTATATTCGTATCATACTCTAATTGTAACAGATTACCAGGTGATATACCAATAAAAATATGTGCCAGAAGTACTTTTTCTTGCACATGTAAAACCTTTTGACTTAAAGTGGTTAATAACTTCGTTCATTTGCTCTACTTTAACATCATCAGTAATAGTTCCCTGCCAGGCTTTGTAGTAGTTTAGTCCATCAGTATCATTGTCAGTCATTGGACTACCTGTGATAGTAGTTCCTTGAATACTAACTGTGGTGCTATTACTAATTGTTGCTTCAAATGCGCTGGCGGTGATAGCATTTAGAACTGCTACTTCCATGATGGCAATTTGCTGAGCTAAGATATTGTTACCTTGCGAGCGTTCTCTTGCTTGTGCGCCTGTAGGGAAGTATGCCATTATGCGTTATCCTTTGCCATTTTAGTTGCTGTAGCGTAGTATATGGCTTCGCCTTCTTTTTTACCGTAGCGATCAATAAAGTCTGCTTTACTTAATTTTTTTTCGTAATGCTTCATCTTTTTTTTTCAGCCATTGTAAGACTACGCTCTTTAATACCAGCAAGTTTAGCTAGGCTATTTGGTGACTGCCAGTAATCAAATTTATCTTCTTTTTGTTGATCGGCCAGTGTGTGCGATCCATATGGACCACTTCCACCGTATTTGGCTGACTTGTCAGATGCTTTCTTAACAGTCTCATCTGGTCTACTTTGATCATGAGCCTTAAACTCATCGTAAGTCAGATACATATCTGAATCTCTATCGTAATACTTTCCTTCTTTGGGATCGTAGTAAACAACTTTGCCTGAGCGTGTTGTAAATGGTCCTTCTAGGCCTGGTAAATCTGTGTAACGCTCTCTATCTATAGGAGGCATTACATAATAACCTTCTTCAACATCTTCCTTGAAACGGTTAGCCAACTTGTATGCTGCACTTGCTAATTTTTCCACTGGCATTTTACGCATCTTGTCCTGGTTGTCTTTGTTTACTTTGCTGAAGATGTCCATAATAAGACTGGCTGTAAATGTATCCACCATTACGCCGTCAATTTCCATTGCTGACTTATTATCCACAATGTGTTGCATCTTGTCTATTGTGCCACCAAATGCTGCCTCTTCTACAGATTCTTTAATTAACCCCATCATATCTAACTCCTGGTATATAAAATCGTATGGATCGCCTGTTCTGCCTTTTTGCATTCCGTAAGGCATTCCATCACTAAAGTGATCCATTAGCTTTGCCATTAGTTTTTCGTCAGCTTCGTATGCATCTGGACCTGCGGCTATCTTAGCTTCTTCCTCTGGAGTTAAGTCTACGCTATTTGTAAAACTGTCCAGTGCAGCATATTCGTCTTCATCAAGGTCAACTTCTTCTGCCTTGATTCCACGACTTTTCAGTTCATCCCTAATTCTTTTAGCGGTATCTTTCATTCTTGATGTTGGTTTTCCAATTTTTAACAATCCTAACTGTTTCTCAAGTTGATTTGTATCAAGTTTTTTCAAGTCTGCTTTTTCATCAAGTTCAACTTCTTCTTTTTTTAATAGTTTCATTTGTAATTCTTTAGCAAGTTTCCTCAGTTCTGGTAGTTTCTTTTTACGAAGTAATTTCATCTGTTTAAAAACTTCAGCATCAGACATACCCTGTCGGGACATATCAATAGCCAACTTGGTTATAATGATGCCTTTAACACCTGTTTCTGGTTTCATACTGCCCATTGCTTCATCAAGGTCAACTTGTTCTCTAGCTTTCATTGCACGTTTTGCCATTTTATCAACAACCTCCTCGGGTGGAACTTCTCCTTGTGGCTCGCCCAGTGACTCGCCATCTTTTTCATCGCCCTGTCCTACAAACACAATTTCACTGTCATTAAATGTCTGTATAACATTTTTTAATTCTGGATGAGCATTGTAATATGATTTTAAACCAGCATAGCTAATTGGAAGTCCAGCATTTTTTAACAACATTAAAAAATAAGGAATACTAGTTTTAGCAACTTCATCTTCACTGTCCGCATCTTTGCGTACAAGTTCAGATACACTCAAAATAATGTTGGCTGGATTTTCGTCTGCTTCTTTTAAATATTCTTTAAATAGTCTATTCACGACGCTCTCTGCCTAGTTCTTCATCACCTGCTTGAGCGGCGTCGGCAGCTGCAAAATCCTCTTCAGTAGGCTGTTCCATGTCCATGTCCATGGTTGGTTCCATTGCTGGGTCTTCTGGACTCATTGGATCGTCCATGGCTGGCTCGTCACCCATCATTGGTGCTGGCATCTCGCCTTGTAAAATCCTACTGCTTTGCTCTGCAGCATCACGTGACTGTCTCATTCCTTCTAGTGCGTTTACAATAACTGACTCCATAGCACCTTTAAATTGGTCTGCAACGTCTGTACCCATTTCGTCGCGGATTGCATCTGTAAGTGGTCCCAGTTGTTCGTTTTGTATTTCGCCTAGATCTTCAACCATGCCTTGGATTTTGTCTACCATGTCTTTAGCTGCTAAAACTAGTTCTGCATTTTCCAGTTCGCCTTCAGTAATAACACTTTCATTTACATTTGATTCCATGAAATTACCCGCTTGCATTTCTTGGTGCCATGCATCTTCTAATGAAGCAGCTAATGCTCTACGTGTATCAGGACTAAACATGCGTAGTCCATCTTTTGCACCACCAGCGTGGTCCATGCCATACTTTTGTGCGGCCCTGTCTGCATGATACTTCCAAAGTTTCTGGGCTAGCTCACTGTCGTAGTTACCCTTCTTAAACTTCTTGCTTAGGTTCTTTGCAATAGGAACATAACTCTGTCTGTAAAGATCGCCATCATTTTCTGAATACAATTCTAACTCACGCATTGCATCATCATCTACTTCATTTTCAGCAATAAACTTGTCTATTGCTTCCAAAAATAACTTACTTTCCAAGTAAATCTTGTTTCCAGCGGCTTTTGTACCCATCTTTTTATCAAGATGAGAAATGCGATTGGTAAAAGATTCTTGTAGTTTCTTTGCTTTTTCTGGGGTCAAGCTCTCCAAATCTAGTGTGTAGCCAAAAACTTTGTTCGCTACAGTAGCAACTTTGCTACTAGTTGGGGCTGGGATTAAATCATCTAGGTACATTGTTTCTTCCTTAGCTTTGTTATATTTATGCTATTTTAATTGATTTTAAAGTTTGTGTCAGCTCATCTCTAACATTAGACAAACGAGGTTTTATTGCTGACAGCCTATTAGCCGCAGTTTCTTGCGAAATTTGGTTACTTGCGTTTTTCATAGTATACGAATAGCGCAATGCGTCTTCAGTTAGCTTCCTATACGTATGATCTAACTGTACAATAGTTTTTGCCAGTGAATCATCTTTAGTTGCTATACATATAGCGTATGCAACTGCTGATTTCTTAACAAGAAACACTGGGTTATGATTTTTAACTACATGAAGCCCATACTGAGAAACTACAGTTTCATCATTAACAAAGACTGCATTGTCCTTTTTAAGAATTTTTATAGTATTGTTAGACTTAACTAACTGTGATATTTTTTGTTCTAGGCTGTGGGCTATATGTGATCTGGTCATTGATTTTCTTTCTAAGCAATAGATCTTTATTAACTAATTGATTTGCAATTTGTGCATCTCTTTCTGAAAACTTCTTCTTCTCTATACTACCGTCATTAATAACTTGTTGTAGTATATCTTGTTCTTCATTAGTAATAACTACGTTATGGCTGTTGGTAAACTCGACAACACGCATTATCGTACACGCCCTTGGATGTCTACCATCTGTCCCGTTAATTGATTATCTATAGCCACCATCTGAATCTTGTCTCTCAGAGTAGGCATGCCAGAGCTCATATCTAGTACTTTTTGTCCTATGTTAATGCGTCTAGCCTGATCTTTTGGTGCTGGCTGTCCGTCCGGGCCCACTGCGCTGACCAAGGCGCTGTTTCCGTCTATCTGCCAGATGTAATATTGTGCTTCGTCTAATTGGAAGGTCTCACCTTCAATCATCTTGTGCGGCCTTTTTCCTTCTTCAAAAACAACTTCATAGGATGTGGTTGCACCAGATTTAGGATCAAGTGCTATCATGCGCTCTTTGCCTTTTGTGGAATTTTTATAGTCTTTATGAACTTTACGAAAGTTTGCTTTTGATATATGAATCTTACCATTTTTTATTTCATATTCTTTTGCTTCATCAAGTTCAACGGATTCTACATGCAACTTGCCGTGTCCAACTTTAACAAGATCATTCCTGTCAACATTACCTTTATATTGGACTTTCTTCAATTTCTCTATTGCCTCTTTGTCAATCTTACCATATTTCTTCTTCATGGCAATTTCAACATCACTTACTGTCCATTCATCAAGTACAACTTCTTTAATCATCTTACCCTTTGGATCCGCACTAGCATGCATTGCGGCCATGTGTGCTTTGTACTTTTTACTGCCCTTGGGGTGCGGGCTTTTTCCTTCTAATATTTCTTTAATTCTCATCTGCTTGCCTTATTCAATGCCGCTACACGTCTGCTTGCAGGGTTAACACGTTTGGATTTCTTAGCTTTACGTGCCATAAGACTTCCTTTACGCATTTTTGTCATCTTTAATTTAATACGCTTCTTCATATCTGGCGCCGCAAAGCATTGTGCAGGTTTTGCAACAATACGTCCTTTGCGTCTGCCGCTTGTACATCTGAACTTACGAACGACTTTATTGCCACTCTTAGCCCAGGCCAAGCCTTCAGTTACTTCGTTTATTAACATGTATGTATTTAGCTAGGTTTATAACTGTTGAACAATTAGATAACCAACTGCTGCGACAAGGCTCGCAATGATTCCGCCGCCCCAAGCTAGTATTTGCTTGTTACGGTTACTTTCATTGTTAGTAACGGCCTTATGGATCTCAACCAGAGTTGACTCATTCTTATCAAGACGGGAATTGATCGCATCGAGTTTATCGTGCAATTGTTTATATCTTTCAGAGCACAGCTCTACGTGTGCTTCTAAATTTTCTTTTTCAATGTCTTTTGTCGACATGTTTCCGGTCTCACCTACCTTTGGGTGATGCTTGATTCGGTGCCTTTGTGTGCCTCTAATTTTGCCTATATGTGCCTATATAATATGCATCAATTATCAACAATATTTATCTACAGTCTGTTCTCACATATTAATAGCACATTTTGTAGTTCAGGGTCTGTTGTAAACACAGGAGGCTCTAGTACAGCATTATCGTTTAAATGAGTCACGATAGGCACATTATCAAATAATTTAAGTAAATTTTTTCCGTCGTATTTTTTATCCTGGTCAAATACACCATCTTTTTCTATGCCAAAACGCCATGTCCATACGTTTAAGTTTGAAAATGTTTCTTGGGTAAAATCATGCTGAACCCCAAACACTACTCCAACTTGTTTAAACTTAGTATGTAGTTGACCCCAGTTTCCTACTACAGGCTCTTTAATAGACCAACACTGTGTTAACATACCTATAACTTGCTGAACAGTGTCAAAGTTACGTTGTTGATTACGTTCTTTCCCAGTGCCTCTGTTAACACCTGTTTGTGTAATATCTACCAGTGTCAATAAGTGCCATACTTCTGCAAAATCATTCATTGTGTAGGGGATCCTCTTCCCTCAGGTATATCCCTGTTTTTATTAAATCATTAGGATGTTCAAAATAGATTGCATCAACACTAGTATAGCACAGATGCTTTAGTGCAATCAACCGATTTGTTCCCATTTTTAACGCCCATATAAACCCATCTTCACATACAACTGGAGGGTTAATCATTTCCCAGCTGGAATATGCACCTTTAATCTCTTCAAATCCACCATTCCACCACTCTAATGTAACCTTGTAGTACAAGAAGGGATACCATAGCCCATCACGTTCTATCATGGGCAAGTCTCTAGTTCGCCAACGTTCGTCATCGTGGTAGCTCATAGGACTAAGTTTATCTAAATCTACTGAGTGTATACCTGGAAGATTCTGATACAATGCTCTGCAATGTTTCATTATGTATGTATTTAACTGATAAAAAAAGCGGTGTATTTCTACACCGCTTTTTCTGTAGTGTGTAGTTAAATTAAGCCAGTTTAAATGCTGTCTTAGTTGTAACTGCTGGTGTACCGGTTGCAAAGTTAACACCATCGATGGTTCCAAGATTTATAAGATCTTCTTCTAAAGCCTGCTCCAATGTGCCAGTTACTGTTCCGTCTTCGGAAACATAGTCACTGCCGCCATTTGTACCTTCGATAATTACGTCAATTTGCTGTCCTGTGCCGTAAACTGCGCCAGCAATTAGGATATTTCCATAACGGCTGATTGCGTTTAGTGCAGAGTTCATTGCAATGAATGATCCGTCTGCGTCGACATTAAAGTCCACCATCAACATTGTGATGTCTTTACCAACAAAACGGTGTTCACCAATTATGTTAGCGACTGGGGGATGTGCTCTTGTTACTCCGGGCATATCTCTACTCCTTTATTAATTATTCATCTATTCCGTAGCAAAATATGCTACGACTGAAGATGTAATTCCTGTTGAACCAACACCAAAGTTGGATCCGGCTGCTGGAGCCACTCCGCCTTCTGTTAGGATGTGAATATTATCAGATGCACCAGCGTTAAATCCGCCGGTTGTATCGTCTGCGATGCCAACTACTGTTGTAGTTAATTGAATAAAATCAATTGCTGCATCTAGCTCATCCTGTGTCATGTTACTTTTTGCTAGTTTGGTGACCGCTAGATCCTTTCCCATTGCTGAGAAAACATTAGAGTTACGAACACCTTCTGTTACGCCTGCCATAATACTATTCCTTATCTATTAAACAAACTCGAGGCCGCTTGAGGTAACTGTTGTACCACTTACGTCCACGGTGTTCCCACCAACTGATGTGCCTAATGCACGAAGAGCAGTTTGTAGTGTTGCTGTTGTCCATGCACCTGCAGGGTAAACTGCAACTGAAATTTGTCCAGATGTGTCTGCCTCTACTTGATACATTTCTATATTTGCTTTTGTTGCAACTTCACGAAGCATTGCTTCTACTGATTCGCCAGTTTCTAGTTCATTGCGGATGTCGTTGACATCGCCTGAAACGTCTTGCTGGATAATCTTGAAAAAGTCCATTGCAACGCCGTTTAAGATAACTAGTTCATCAGCGGTAATGTTACTACCTGTTGCTGGTGTTCCTTGTCCTAGAGCGTTACCATGGGTACGTGTAATACTTGCCATTTTTCTTTCTCCATAAATACTGCCCGTGTTTAACGAGCTTGTAATTATTTATCAGAGAAAGGATTATTTAGTTGCGCCTTTACCAATGGCATAGCCTATGCCAAAGCCACCTATTGTGCCTATAGCAGTTTTTGCCGCTATACCTAGACCAGCTTTTTTTGTAGTTGGCATTACCTTGTTGTTTTTAATTGTACCTGCATAAGGACGGTACATATCGCTTTTATACTGGTTATCGTTGCGGAAACTATTAACCATGCGGCTACTAACACTGGCACGTTCGCTGTTACTGGTTGTGCCGTAGTCAGCCATTAAACGCCTTGCCTGTTTAAGCAACCCGTTGTTAATACTTAAATTCTTTTGCATTTTAAGTAAAAAAGCGCGGTCTTGGCCAGGCATGTGACGACCATCTACAATGTTACGTAGATAACGTTTAAACCCTAGCTCATCAAATCTTAAATTACTGCTACCTACTTTATCAGAAAACTTACTAGGATTATTAAGTATAGAAGCTAGATTGTGTAAATCTGTGCCGCCAGTACGTATATTGTTAAAACTCATAAAACGCATGGTATCTTTAGCATATTTTCTTGCCCAACTGGGATTTTCATAACGCATTTGCTGTAGTACTAGCAGGTGTTCGTAGAATCCTTCAGCAATACCGTCTGCTGTACGCCCCACAGTGTCACGAACATTCCTAATATACCTTGCTTCTGTTAGCTCTTGTGTTAAGAATTCATACATTGCTTACACTTATCCTAGAGGACGTCCTTTGGATGGCATCCTAAGTTTCTCAAAGCCTCCACCTTTAGATCTAGATCTGTCAAGTTTAAATGTTTTGTCTGCATCGTTGGCTTCGCCTGCATCGTCGAGGCCCACGTCCCCTGGACTAACCAAAGGTTGGTCCGTAGCCAGCTTCGAAGCTTTGTTTCCCGCGGCACCCAAGCCATATGCCGCAGGTATTTTTTTCGCAGTGTTCCATGCTTTTT